GATTTGATTATGATACAGCAAACACTAAAAAACCGTTTTTCACTGCTGACGATGATGTTTATCGCCCTGCTGGCGCTCGCCGGCTGTCAGAGCAAGCCGCAGGGCCTGACGCCCGAGCAGATTGCCCTGTTGCAGTCGCAAGGGTTCAAACTGACGGATAACGGCTGGGAATTTGGCCTGTCCGACAAGGTGCTGTTCGGCAACAACGTGGGCAAGCTGAACCCGGAAAGCACCGACACGGTACAGAAAATGGGCCGTGCACTGATGAGCGTCGGCATCACCAAATTCCGTCTGGACGGTCACACGGATAATTACGGTGAAGACAGCTATAACGACCAGCTCTCGCTGCGCCGCGCCAATGCGGTGGCCGACCTGCTGGCCAGCGTAGGCATCCCACGCGCTAACATCGAAACTCGCGGCATGGGCAAACGCGACCCGGTCGCCGATAACCGCACCTCCAGCGGCCGGGCGGAAAACCGCCGCGTCGCGATCGTCGTCACTCCTTAAGCGACCAATATGCGCCTTCACGGGCGCATAACCGGTTATACTTAGCGATCGCTGAGTGATGTCTGGGATCCGCTTTCGAAACGGGCTACACTCCGCAGCCAGACATCCTATAAAAACTGATATAGAGAGGCTAGAGCACCGTGGCTCAATACGTCTATACCGTAATGAGCCTATTTTTGTCACACCTGCCCAATACTGCTTATGCTATGTTTTTAATTAGTTTTTTATCTTTCATGAAAACCCACTTCCGCTCAGAAACACCCATTTTTGCACTATCCATGCCCCATTTATGCCCCATTCCCCCGTTGATCATTGAAAAAATCACACACCGCAATATACTGTATAAAATCACAGTTGAATTTAGAGGTGCGTAAATGTTCGTAGAGCTCGTGTTTGATAAACGCAACGTGGCAGAGCTTGATGGTGCTGCTGAAATGATCAAGGCAGAACTGACCAAACGGGTTCACGCTATTTTTCCTGCCGCTGACGTTCGTGTGAAGCCGATGCAGGCCAACAGCCTGAACACTGATGCCAGCAAAAGCGACAGAGAAAAGCTCAATCGGATGTTAGAAGAGATGTTCGAAGAAGCCGATGAGTGGCTTGTCATGGATGTCTGATGGGCAGCATTATCATAAATGGCTTTCAGATCTTCTTTCTGACTGAAAACGACCGGTTCCCGGAGCCACACAGAAACAGTCCGCAGATGTTTGCTATACGCGAAGATGAAGAACACCAGCACTGGCTGTACGCCTGGTACAACCAACGCTGGCCCCTAGCTTCAGAAGCTCCTTTCAAAACTCAAGGGCTTGCTTTCGAGGCTGCTATAGCTTTCGATACCATCGGGCTCCATAGATACCTAGAGCGTAATAACTAATGCTATCGGCGAGTTGATAATAGAACAGCATCCCTTTCTGTCGCCTGGTTCAAACAACGTGCGCTTGCAAACGTCCCGTTACAGACATTGAGATTACCAGCCTGGCCAATGTACGTAGTACCAATCCAGAGATAGTTGGATGTACTACTCAGGTCAGCCAGGTTTCCTGTCGGGGAAACTCCCATTTGCATGACTCGGCCCCCCTCGTATCCCATCACTTCCCCAGTCAAAGCATTAAACAGCCCTGCGGATGGTACAAAATCAGCATATGGCACTTGAGTGGCGGCAACATAGCTACCAGATACCGGTGGTACTACATTAGTAGCAACATACTTCCAAGGGTTTGAAATAGTTGTCGTCTTCCGGCATTCAAAGAAAGCTGAGGTTGAAGAGGCAACCCCCCACGCCATCGAGATACCTGCATTATCAGCCAGGTCAACATCCCGCATACGGGCACTGAGCAACCATTTTTTGTTTGGTGCGGCTTGCAGTTTTAATACCGTTTCTGAGCGCAGATAGTACCCGCCATTTGATAACAGGATTTGCACGCCGCGCTGAGCACCTGTTTCATCCAACTTGATTGTCGGTGCCGGATTTGCGCTACCGGCGGCCAACACGGCGATAAAATCAGGCCCCACCAGAGAATAGACTTTCTGCACATTGCCTTGAACATCAAACTTCACACCACCGTTGACATACGGCCATGCTGAGATGCGGTCATAAAAACCACTATTAACGATAAAAGTAAATTCTGATAGTGTCGCCGCCTCATCCTTTACGACGCCCCCGTCAGCAATAACGCGGGCTTTGTGCGTTGCAAACAATTTGGCCGGGTCAAGGATATACGCTGACATATCGATGCCCTCTAACGCTCCAGGCTGGTTATCTGTATTTGATAATGCAATAAAAGCCATTCTGTACTCCTTAAACAGGTATGCGAGCCAGCACAGACCAGTTCCACATGTGCTGGGCTGAGTATTTGCTCATTAACGGTGAGGTGTCGCGGATATTCACTAACGGGAAAATCCACTTGTCGTAAGGTGCAGGGAAGCCACCCGGGTCGGTCGCATTAAAACCAAGGCGGATAAAGTCGCCTGCGGTAGGCGCGTGATTCAGGCCCCACTCAAACGTGAAATTATCAACTTGCTCGAAATGGTTAACCGTTGCGGTGCCATTTTCGAAATCTAACCCGCCGAACGGGGCCGCACCGAGCGTCTCGTTATCAATTGTCAAAGGGTAACCCAATGGAGTTGTCTCAAACTCACCGCGCAAGATATTGCCAATGACAGTAAATTTTTTCGGTTGGACAGGGTTCCACTTGCGGCGCGTCGTGTTGCTTGGGTCAAACAGTGTCCAGTAAATAGCTTGCCCAACATGTTCGTCTAACCACGAATAACCGCGCTGCTGCAGGTGCTGCTGATCCAGCGGGTATAACCGGTTATGTGGATACTTCGGTGTTGATAAAACGACATCAGCGCGGTCAAGGGATAACTGCCACTGGTCCTGCGCAATGAAATCACCATAGATGATATCGCCACTCGTCGGGCTTACCGTACGAACACGAGAGCCAAGCTGATCGATAAATATGATCGGTTTCTGCTCCTGACCAGTAGCAGCCTGAATGCCGTTTTGAAGGTCATTTGTCCATTCATTCACATCACCGTAATACTGCCCAATAGCGTTAACTAACGCGCTATTAGCTTCGCCATGCGAAATGACTTCCGCTGGGATAACGGGTTTCTTTCCCATTCCCAATACCTGGCGGGTAAACTCTTTAGCTGTCGCCATACCTGCTTCAAAGGATGGCGTCCCCTTTTTCAAGTCACTATAGGCCGCCCCTCCTTTTGCATGCGTTCTGGTTGCCATCGTCGGCATCGCAATATTGTTGTCGCGACAAGTTCTGAGGATGTGCTGTACTGCACCGGGGCCACGGGCTTGGACGGGGGAATCTAAATCTGTCATTGCCCCCAGCTTTGCCGGGTCGAGGTTCTCACCGTTGACCAGCCCCCTGTCCTGACCTTCGCCTGAAAACATCAGGGCTGAACCATCAAGAGTCGCATCATGCGTTACGATGCTTTGCCCTGCCTGCGTAGCTGCAAGGGACTGCCCAGTAACAAGAATGAGGTACACATAGTATGTGTCCGGATCGAGTTCTCTCGCCTTGTAGGTCCCTTGTGGAGGAGTCTTTGAAATAACACCGGCGTATACCTGGCCGCTTTTGCGGTAAGTAAAAACAATGCCGCTCTCTGAAACCGGTGTTGCACCGACTACCGTCGAAGCATCCCACAAAGGGGCCACATCAAGGGCGCCAGCAAAGAGAGCCAACTTACCGTTAAAGGGCCGCACCAAAGCAGGCACGCCGTTTTCCAGATCGTTAACAGCACTTTTCATCCCAGCCAGCCGTAAACGGAAATCACCGCCGACGACACCCCAACAATTCGTCAGCGTTTCATCTGTTGCCCCGACCCAGATAAGATCTCGAATTTTTGCACTGAGCTGCGCGTTACCGAGCGCGCGCAACCGGTCTTGAATCGCATCAGGCATACCCGCAAGCCAAAACTTGAGCATCTCATCCATGCCAGCACCTACAACATCATCCTGTGTTTTCCATAGGTGGTGCCACCCTCTGATGCTGTTGGCTGTGAACTTATCCCCGATAAATGCAAGCCGTTCCTGTAACTTGTCTCGCATGCCAGCGAACTGTGCATAATTCTGCTTATCGATGGTCAGCAAGCCGACACGATCCTGTGACAGAAGAGCAATATGCAATTCTGGGTAAACGGAAGCCAATTCTGGAGGCAGCATGCCTGTTAACAGTTCAGTCTGAGCTGCAAATGCTTCTACAAACTCGGAGTTAACAAGCCGCTCGCCGGTGGGTGTCGCAACCCCATTTACATTTTTGTATTTTTCGGTCCAAAAACGTGAAGAAGATGACCAAACAGTGAAATAGGTCCGCGTCTCCGTTCCATCATCAATAGCCTTCTGGGCCGCAGGTGCATCGTCGTAAGCATCTATCCCCGATTGAACCACATCAGCATATTCCCTTGAACGATCTGCTGATGCTTTTGCGTTAAGCGCAGCATTAATAGCAATGGAAGAACTTTCATTGGAATTTATTTCACTCAATGCCGCAGAAGCAGCGTTATTTTCAGCAATGTCAGCATATAGCTTTGAACTTTCTGATGATAAATCTGATGAAACAGCTGCATTTGCGGTAGTTCTCTCTGCCACCAGCATTTTTTGCAGCAAAAGTGTCATTTCAGAAAGAAAGTTGGGGCCAGGTTGATAAGAAATAAGGTAGTCATTAAGTGAGGCTGATTGGCTCCCTTCCAGTAATTGAATCGTCCCTAAAATATCACTTTTGCCATTTGGGTATAATGCTGCCACGTCATATTCACCAGGTAGCAATTCAAACCTATAATTCCCATTACTATCAGTAATCTGTATAGCATTAAGTTGACGAAAAGAATTACTGGTGTTGCCCCTTAACGTTACGCCCAGGCGAACATCAGGGAATGGTTTTCCGTCCGGTGTCAGATAGACACCAGAAATAACAATCATTTCTGTCATGGCGATACTCTTGGCTGGTTAATACTTAGTTGAACGAGGAGTTAGAAATAATCGATGCCTTTCTTTTCTTCTTTTTTAGCCTTTTTCTCTTTATTGCCTGTACTCCTGATATTGTCCACCACATTAAAATCCATTGTCATGCCTTTCGGCGTTAGGCTAAATGCTAAAGACTCGATCACCCAATCCCTATCCTCAACTTCACCAAAACCAGATGTTGTCACCCGGCTTTCCGCCGTCAAGGGTAAGTATTGAGGGCGACAAGGCCCCGTCAGGGTCATCCTATATTCATTGCGGTTTGCCTGCGTTGCCCGCGATTTAACGCGGTGGTCAGCATGAGCTTTGCTGGGCTGCGTGAAAGGATTGGTGATATCCGGCCCATCATGGTCAACTTGTGCCGTTTTTGTTTTACCGTCGGCCTCATCGAAGTAGTCCACGCCTACTTTGCTTTTCTTTTTATCCCCGCCCGAACCTGATGTTTTTCCTGTGCTTGCGCCACGATCGCCGCTTGAATAACTCCAACTGGATAACATTGAGGGGGACACCGTTACCGATGGCATTGCCTTGCCACTTGCCGCCGCTGCTGCAGCTTGTTCCAGGAAAAGCCAATAGCCACCGCTGGGCTTGCTAATCGCACTGTAGTTACGGGCAATCCGCGTTAACAAGGAGGCATCGGATTCACGAACCTGATCGATATGATCTATCAGGATACCAGCCAGCCTATCGGTAACCCGGGGTTTCAGGCCATTATCCTGCGCCACGGTTTTCACAATGTCGCCGATCGTCATACTGTCCCAACTGCGTGTTTTTTGGCTCTGTACGTTACCCGGCTGCTTTTCAGCATTCATCGGCGCCGCGGTTCCGTAGATCACCACTTTACGCGGCGGGCCACTGCTGGACACACGGCTGACGACAAACCAGCCTTTGTTAACTAAATTGCCATTAAACCCCAGAGCAAGCTGCAACCGGGCACCTTTAGAGGGCAGCTTTAACGTTTCAGACATCAACGTAATTTGCAGCTCATCCGCCTTTGCTGTCGCTCCGCCATGGTCTGTTAAGGTGATTTCTACCAGTCGGTCACGGATAGCTTCAGTGATATCCTTGCCTTCGGCAGTTACGCTAAATTCTGGCCGATACTCTACCGGGGTTGTCGTGTCCATAATCATTAATCCCATAATTGAACGGCTGATTCAGCGACTGGCGTTGTAATATCGGGCAAGGTGATAACCACCCCGGCATCGAACACCGCCCCCAGGGCCGCAAGGTCCTGGTTGGCTTCTAGGACAGACACAACGGTTCCAGCCAGATTCTCCATGCCGTAATGGTCGGCGCAGATTTCATCAAGTACATCACCATCACGGGTTTGATATATCGTCGGCATAATGTTTCATCGTCATTGAGTACGTTTTTTTACGTGGGCCACCGCCGGGCAAAAACGAGGGCGTCACATCGCTAAAATCTGTGATCACCCACCAGCCCAGCACGTCGCCCACACCACTGACCAGTTGCTGCGGTTCAGCCTTGTCGGCCAGGTCATACAGTGCATCAATGGATGCGACACCTTTTCTGAACAACGCATGGGCCTCACCCTCCATTTTTACGCTACGAGCCGATTTACCGGTGTACTGAAGCAGGTCCGCTTTACCGATCCGCTCCTGCTCCCCCCAGCGCCAGCTTGCTTCCCGTGAAATTTGGTTATACGTGGCCGTATCGATAGAAAATTCAAAATCCCCAAGCATCATCATGACGCGGGGTTCATCAGTTGTACGGCGATCAGACATGCCTTGTTCATACCCGCCGACAACCGTATTGATAATGTCAGACATTAACCGGCCTCCGGGATGTCATAGAGTGAATTGTTGCCGTTGAAAATATCGTTACGCCGGGCGCTGCCGATCGCTTCCTCCGCGACCTGTTTGGGATCCTGATTCTCAGAGGCATAAACGTTAACGGTCATTTGTTGACGGCGGTTGTCGTTGACCTCAGGCTTATGTTGAGGTGCTGCATCAGCTTTGCTGAGCACATCAGTTAACGTTGGCCAGGTGCCATTTTGATATTGCGCTGGCGGTGCTGCACCTGCCATCGGGGGTGGGTTTTCCCCTAATTCCTTCAAGTCCTTAAGCGGGTCAGTTCCCCCTTCAGTTGGGCCAACGTACTTGTCGAGCCGCTTTTCAAACTCTTCATCATCAAAACTGAACATCCCATTCGATTTGATGTAGGCCGTTCGGACCTCTTTAAGCAGTTCAGGGTTCTGCTCCAATTGTGCTTCAAACCAGGTTTCCAGCCCTTTTCCCTTTGCTGTATCTCTGGCAACCTCTGTTGACCCCGTCATTCCCATTGATCGTAAAACTGCTTTTTTATTGTCTTTCTCATCCGGCAAGAGCCATGACAGCTTTTGCGCCAGGGCATAGGCTATCTTCCCAACATAGATTAAGCCCTGGCCAAACCCGATAAGTTTCGGATACCACTCATTCTGCAGGGCATTACTGATTTTGGTGACGCCACCGTTCTTTAACCATCCGCTAAGGTCATTGGCAACCTTGGTGACCTCCGGGGCCAGTTCATCGCCCAGGGCGCCGGCGATCTCCTCTGCACCGCTGGTCAGCACAGTTTGCAGGTTGCTGAAAGCAATATTGCCCTTCAACGCCCCATCGGCTCCCTGCTGGGTCACCACGTTATAGCGCTTCTGTTCTTCCATGAGCTGCTGGTAGGATTTACCGGTAGCTCGCATGTAGGTCAGGATTTTGTTGGCTTCACCACCCATCAGCATATCCACCGCCGAGGCGGCTTTTTGCTCATCCTGCATTTTCAGCGCACGCTCAAAAATCTTGGACATCTGCTGTTCGTTGTTCAGCCCTTTGAACGATTTACTGCCAAATCCCATCATCGAAAATGCATCTTCCAGTGACGACATTTTGCCAAGGGCCTTGTACTCACCGACCTTGTTTTTCAGTTCTTCGGCCAGATCACCGATATTCTCACCGTTCATGCCCATCTGTTTCGCCATGCTGTCCCAGGCGTTGTAGGTTTCAATGCCTACACCGTAGTTCCTGGCCATACCGGCTTTCTCGGCGGTCTTACTGTTCAATGCCACGGGTGACAACGTGGCACCAATAGCAGCTGCGGCCAGACCACCGCCGCCAAATGCCATGCCACCAGGGAAGGATTGGCGAGCAATGTTTAGGGCTTTACCGAACGTCCCTCTCCCCATGGAACCGAACCGCTTCAAACGCTCCGCTCTCTGTAGGTCGCGATTAAGCGCCTCCTGCGCGGCTTCCGCTTTTTTGATTTCCCGTGTAACCCCTGCGTAATCTTTTTTCAGACCGCTGATATCCTTACCTGCCAGCTTGGTCTTTTTCATCTGGTCAGCCAGATCACGCTGTTGTTTGGTCAGTTTCTCTGACTGCTTCTCAACGGTCTTGATACCCTTTTTCAATCCTTCCGTAGACCGTCCCCAACTGGCATCGATATTGCCGCCAAACGAGATGGACGCCTTAAGATTTTGGCTTATTGACCCCACGGGCGATATCCTCCACTTCCTCTATGACGAAGTTGTAAAACTCAGAAAATGGCATGCTCAACCAATCGCTCATTGTGTAGTGCATACGCCGCCCGAGGAACCTCAGCGTTTTGCGGATTTCGGCTTCGGTCGTTTTGCGGGAGACAGCAAAAAAACATTGAAGGCTTCCTCGAACTGGGTGTAATCAGCAGCAGTAAGCGAATAGACATCTTCAAGATTCATGTTGCAGAGGCTAGCGATCATCTTCGCCTCTTTCTCATAATCACTGCCAAGACCTTTATTAAACTCGATGCGATCCCGAACCTGAGGCTCTCGCATTGTCACGGTGGTCAGTTTGCTGCCGTTTTCCAGCGTCAGCGGGCTGTAGAGGGTGATCTCTGTGGTGGTTCCTGGGAAATTAGTCATCTGTGACTCCAAATAAAAAACGGCCCGTAGGCCGCTATCAGATTAAAGGCGAATCTTTGAGGCGATATTTCGCAACTGATCGACACCGTTCACACGGCGAATAAACCGTTCAGTATCAATTTCGAAGAGTTCGCGACCGTCCTTGCTCTGCTTGTAATAGCGGAGCGCAATGTCTACGGTAATGGCGTTCTCACTCAAATTGTCCTTGCCGCGGGCGTCTGGGGTTACAGTGAAAACAAACCCTTCGATCTCTTCGATCGTCCCCATCGCCGTACCGTTGCTGAGATAACCCTGGTAAGCCGTAAACCGGCTGGTTGAGCCACTGGTAAAACCAAACCGGGATAAGATATCGGTATCAATGCCATAAAATTTGACCTGGCAGGTTAATGCCTCCATTCCATCATCCACCGGCGTCGGCGCATCCTGTGCGCCTGTACGCAGATCACCCTTGACGATACTCAGCGCTGGCGGCGTAAACTCATGCGCCCCTTCAATGCGGATACCACCGGAAAAGAAGGTCCAGGCGCGTAATGTGTTTTTTGAACTCATGCTTCCAGCTCCTCAAGGGCATAGTTGTTATTAACGCGAACCCGCAGGCTAATGCGTTCAGTCGGGGATTTAGGACCAAAGTCGTAGTTGATATAAATCACCCCTGACGCTAATGACTCTGCCGTATTCAGTTCCTCATCCAGCCAGGCGCGACCGCCGAAAATGGCACGCAGCCCCACCAGTTGACGCATGTAGGCGTTGATTGTGCCGATAATGTCATCCGCATTGTCTTTATCCAGGGGGCGGTCAACGTAAGGCAGTAGGGCTTCCTGAATGCTGTCTTCAATCACATCGGCGGTACGTCGGACCGACTCAAAGCGCCACTGTGGATCAGAGGTACACAGGCGGTTGCCCCAATGTTTGAAGCCATCACGGCGGATAATGGTGCTGACATTTTCCATATTGAGCAGGTTGGCCTGACAGTTAGGCTCGCCCAAAATGAATTCATCGACCTGTTCAACACCGAGGATATTGGCAATATCCTGGTTGGACTTACTCCACCACCAGCCTTTATCAATATCAATACGAGCTCGCAAGCCAGCGGCACGCGCCGAATAGGCGCGAAACACAATCTCCCCGGCAGCATTGGCAACGGATACACGTGGGCGCAGAAGCTCCGTCCGAGCACCGTACATTTGGCGGCGCTGGACAACCTCTTGCGCCGTCGCCATTGATGTACAGTCCACATAGGCCACTGCCCGTAATTTGTTGGCGGCTGTTTCCAATGCCTTACCCACCGCATCATCTTCACTGAAACCCGTAGCAATCAGGATGCGTGGCTTATAACCGGTGATGGATTCGCTTTTTGACCACGCCTCGATCCCGCCAAGAATGGCGGCGCGTTGTTTGGCGGCGTCCTGGTCTTCCTCGACGCGAACCACAATCACCAGCCCCGTGGTCTGATCGTTAATATCAACCATCGCCGCTTTCAATGATCCGGTAGCACCCAGCTTGCTGACCTGCGAACTGCCAACAACCGCCACCGGCGTATTGAGCGGAAACGGCTCATCTTCGCCACCGCTCAACGCCACAGAGAACGGTGAGACAATGCCGACCGCTGCCGTTTCCTCTACCTTGATTGCAGAAGTCGCTACGGCTTTCACCACTACGGCCACCTCAGAAGCAGTAGCCGTAATGTTTCCGTCAATGTCACAGCCCAACGTGATCGCCAGTACGCCGCCAGCATAGGCTGCGCTTGTAGGTACCTCTTTCGGCGTTATTGGGTCGGGAATGCCCGCCACTGCCTTAATCGACAAAGCATTGCCGCCACGCCCCTGCACTGCTGCAGCAAAGTTCAGGACGTTATCCAGCAAAGAGGTCCCTACCGCCACCGCCGCATAACTCCCTTTCGATGCATTGGGCGCGGTTCCCACCAGGCCAATAATGGCCGTTTGAATTGTCGTCACCGCTACCGTACCGGCCATCAATTCAATCGTCTCTACACCATGTAATTCAGACATATTTTCTCCAGGCATAAAAAAACCGCCAATAAGGCGGTTCGTTATAATTTCGTGACTACAGCGATGGGGGATTGGGCCAGTCAATGTTGGGGGCTTCTGAAGTATCAATGCGGCTCAGTAACACGCTATATGTTTCCCACTCAGTAAGAGCCGATTGTTCTTCCTTTGTCGCCAGACCAAGCCTCACAGCACGCTCCAAGGGAGCGATGATATTATTTGTTTTATCCATATCAGATTGTTTCTGGATTTCAGCCTGCTGTTGTAGCTGTTCTTTCGTAAGTGGAGGAATATTCACCCACGCGGGTTTTCCTTTTTTACTGCCACGGACTTTTCCTTCGGGCGGCTGACCGCTGAATATACTGTATGCTTCGTCGGATACATCTACCAAATCATCCGGCAATGTACCCGCCTCTTCATAGTATTCCAGCAAGCTTTCTGGATAAAAACTGTTTGTTTTTGGACTGAATTTAAAGTTACTCATAATCAATATCCTATCGCCATCCAAAAAGCCTGAACTTCATTGTCACTAGAAATATAATTGAATCCTTTCCCGTCCTCACCATTTGCAAATATGTTTAAACCGCTCCCCTCAGAATTTGAATTTCTCAGTGTTAGCTGTACGTTAACGCAGGCATTCGGAAAGGCGTTAGGGAACCACACTCGGGTCGTACCACCACCACGGGTCACAATCCCCCACTGCGTTATTAACCCCGTAGTGGCGTCACGGAACCACCCTGTAGGTTGTAGCCAGGATGTGGGCTTTCTTGCGCAGTTAGTATTTGCCCAGTCTATTGCGGAGTTTTTTGCATCGTTAGCTTTATTTAAAATCCAATTACTCAGATAGTCATTATCCCACACTGCCCCCTTAACATTGCCGTCGCTTGCGTACAATGTCCCATTACTAAAACCTATTCTAGGGTCAGAGCCAGACACACTTAATAATGCATCATTCCTCAATGATAAATACGAGTCAGTCGAACCATATTTATTATGTAATGAAACCTCAGCACTGTTGCCTACTGTTTCATTGTAATAAAGTTCGGCAAGTATAGTGTCGGCGATTGTTAGCCGTAGCCCGCCAGCTTGCCGGTGTTGTTTGCCATCGCCATCGTTATACGTTGTATAGCCATTTTTATTGATGAAATCAGCATGGTTAATACCCAACTGGCCGGTTAATGTGCCACCAATAATCGGCAAAGCACCGGTATCCGTCGCGGAGGGTTTGCGTGCCTCTGAATAAAACTCAACCCATGCCGACCAACCGACAGTCGAACCTGAGTACACTCGATGAAATGAGCGATTTCTAAGCGACCCGGAATTTCCATAACCCTCGGCTATTTGAACGATGCGAAACGGGTCCACACCTGATTTTGAATCCCATACCCGAACCGATAAAAACCACACGCCTTTATCAGCATTTGGCGCATTAACAGCATCCCTGACAACATAGAAGCCAAAGGAATCCATTGCATCGAGATTCACACCAGATTGAGCGGGCAGTGAAGATGACACCCCAAATGCGCCAACCTGCAAAACATTGCCCTCAGCAATGCCGACATTTTTTGTCGCCGCAGAACCAAGCTGAAGATTTTCTCGAGATTTTTGCTTATCTTTTACATCAGAAAGATTTGCATCCTGGCGTAAAAATAGCCCCTCTCCGGTCGCAACATTTAACGTTACGTTTTCAGTATCTGAAACAGCAAGACGAAATTGCATGGTGATACTGACACCATTAACGGGCTTATCAAAGGTGGCACAGTTAGCAATAGCGTACAGCTCACCTTTATCTGTCAGCAGGCCAATCTCACGCACAGTAAAACCACCCACGTTTGCTGGCATGACTAACTGCGCAATAATTTGATTTGGTTGGTCAGTTGATACCGTTAAATCAGAAATACTGTTGCGGTAAACTTCATGAACTAACGCTGTTCGTGCTGGATCAGGTATCTGAGCCTGACCGTTACCGTCACCCACAACAAACTTAGCTAGCGTTATCTTTGTGCCATTGGCTGTCGCTGCTGCTTCCAGCGCCTTTCCGGTATTGGTGAGTATTGCGTAATAATCCGCCATTATGCCTCCCCTGCATAAATATCAATATCAAAATGCGCGGTGACAGCACCGGCCATGTAATAAATGCCCGTCGCCCCCACATCCGCGATCACATCAATGGTGGTCAACGCGCTACGCAGGTTTTTACTGCCCTCCACCAACCGTTCAATTTGGTCGTAAAGGTCATCTGCGATCGGCGGCGCTGTGTAAACCTCAACCCGGAAGGTATATGGCTCCCGTTTCGGCGACTCCTGCCACCACTCTATAATCGTGGTGGGGAGCCCTACCGAACCGAGTGCTCTTCGAACCGCACCAGCCGTTCCCCGATGCTGATGGACATAAGCCGCATCCTTTATTACCTGCCGTTTTTTATTTTCAGCCCATACAGGGTCCCAGTAATCCACTGCGTATTCCCAGGCCAACCAGGGCAACAGATGCACCGGGCAATCATCAGGATCCTTAACCTCCCTGACGATATTGGCGGGGATGGCAACAATCGGCTCTACAGTCGCCTGCTCCAGTGCACGCTCTGCCGGTATTGCATTGGGAGGGAGCAACGTTTTAAACATCGGCATTGCTCCCAGTACTGCGGGTCAATGTGGGAGCCGCGCAAAATGGTGCTGCCCCCATTGCTCGCTCAATATCAGCCACCGGCTTTGTCAATCGGACACGCGTCACGCCAGATTGCTGTAATGCTGCATAAATAGCGGACAAGGGCACGACACCGCCGATACGCTTGGCCAGTGCCAAATAGTTGGCATAGGTCTCTTTCGCGTTATTGAACACAGTCTCAGCATCCGGACCGTCAGGTATTTCCAAATCGGCCTCGGTCTCGAAGCGGGTTAATGTGGCGCTTTTCACCAGAACATAATCAGTCAATGGCCGTTTCTCATCTTCGCTCAACGCGCCGGAAACCTTCGCAATCAGCGCAGCCGATGCGGTGCCATCCCCAGTACGCGACAAGACATAAACATCCACTTCACCAGGGCGATTATGCGTTTTAGGTCCGTATCCCTCTGCGTCCAACACATCCGGGTCAGCAGATTTGGCATGGAACCGGTAAGCATTTCGCGAACCGGCTGTATTCAACTGTGACCAGGACAACTGAATGCGTTCACGATAGGCATCGTCGTTTTCCATTACGGCATCCACCGGCGGTACCGCATCCGGTTCTGCCGGTGTGATAATCAGCCTGGCGACATTGAATCCGGCCCCAATTTGGTCAAGGTCATTGCCTTTCGCACTGGCAAGGAACACCGCACGCACCGCATCATTCACACGCTGCAACAGCAACGTGATCTGATAAGCATTTATCTCCCCTTGTTTGAATACCGGATCAGACTCCACCAGCGCATCAAAATCCGGGTCCAGTTCGCGCAAGCGAATCAGCCACTGCGAAAAGATGGCGCTGGGGTCTGGAACCTGAACCGCATCCGGTACCGGCAACGCGGACAGGTTGATGATGTTAGGGCTGGTTGCCATAGAGTTGAATTCCATCAAGTGTTAAGGGTTTACCGGTTTCGGTATTCACGCCTTCAATCGTCAATGTCGTGACGCCATGGCTTTGGAAACTGACCGAAATGCGCTTCACCTGTAGACGTGGCTCCCAACGAGCAAGCGCCGATGCACTGGCGGCGATAATCCGAACACGGGTCAATTCGTCCTGGGGGTTATCCACCAGCATCGGTAAGTCGCTCCCGTAATCACGCAACAAAACCCGGCTCTTTTTTGGGGTGGTGAGAATGTCGGTAATTGACTGGCGCAAATGCGCATCACCGGACAACCGCTTGCCGTCACCGGCATTCACTCCTTGCATATAACCCCCATAATAAAAAACCCGCTCAGGGCGGGTTACATTGGTTGATTTGGTTTCTCCGTGGTGGAGCCGGTCTCCGGGTGGTTATGCCCGTTGAATATCTCTCGCACCCGATCAAGCGAGCTCTTTCCATCCGAAATGTTACCGGTTGCCGCAAGGTCACCAGTAACGTTAGCGTCAGAATTGAACTGGCTTATGCCTTGCACTGTCAGCCCTTCCGTGATTTCCACAGGACCGCGCAGGGTGCCCTTGCCCACAATTTCATAACTGCCGCCAGTGGCAATAATGATTTTTAATTCGTGAGCATCACGGTCATAGCGAATCTCCGTGCCATCGCTGTAGCGCGTGATATGCTCACTTTCGCTGCCCTCTGGCACTGGCATTGCCCCCGTATTCCAGCCAGGAAACACCCGACCATTATTCAGATCGCCCGCCTCACTGATCACCGTGACCGGATCGCCCACCGCATACGGATTAGAGTCCGAACGGTTAGCGCCAGAAAAGCCCTGGCACAACGGTAGCCAGGTCGTGACGATATCGCCCAGAGCAACCCGGCACTTGGGGATTTTTCCCGGCTGTATGGCCTGGATAACGCCACGGCGGATCATGTTACTGAGGCGTTGTTGTAAATCACTCAGTACCTGTTCCATCTTCTTTGGCCTTATAAATCAGGTGATAATCATTAACGTGTGCAGTGCCAATATCAGGGGCGAGACCAAGATATACCGCTTTTAACGGTACCCCTGTTGAGGCAAAAGGATCGGCACCTATTGCAGCGCCCTGGCTGTACTTCACCGAACGGACAATATAGTCATCAAGCGCCGGATCGAAGGCGTCTACAGAAGAAGACAGCAATTCAGCCGGTGAAAGGCCATCCATGTCGAAGGTCCTCTCATCGATCCATTGACTGATATCTGCTGCGGCTGTAGCGGCATAAATAGAAGGCTTCTCGATATCGACGGTAGCGGCCTTGTTCACCACAATGAACAATTCGCAATCAAGAGAGACATTCAATTGACCATTGCTGCCGTCGGCACGATCCCAGCCATGAATAGCCAAAAACACGGCGGGGGTTTTCAATGTCAGTTTGGTATCCGATTCTGGATAGCTATCCGCTTCACGGACCCAGGCAATAGAACGTAGCGCACGAACCACCGCGTCATGGTATCCCGCCATAGATATAGGGGTTGGCATATTATCCTCTCTAACTGCTCACATTGATCCGAGCCTTAATCCTGCCTTTGATATCAGTTTGGAAATGCTGAAAGAATATTGCGGCCACATCGTCAAACGCGTTGTCTTCGATGTAGTTCAGCATCGGCTCATAAATGTCGATCTCCGCTTCTTTTGTCCGCCGCGTTGCCGGGTCGCGAATGACCACCGTTCGCCGTCCTTCCCGCTTACTGCGCGACACTTCGCCATTCTCAAACGTTTTCCCAGTCAGCAACTTGCCTTGAGGCTCAAAGCCAGCATCCCCACGCTTTCTACGGGAGGGAGAAAAACGACCGGTTTTCGGGTCACGTTTGTCATGATGAGGAAGGATACGACCACGAATACGCCCTTTCAGGTCTTTCACTTTGATAGCGTTCAGACCAAACCACAATTTGCCCTCATCCAGCGTGGCCCCTCGGGATAAACGAAAAGACAAAAGGCGCTTGCGAACCATCGCCATGCTGCGAGGAGCCAGACCGCTTTTTAAGTCCGCCATTGCTCGTTTGCGCACTGTGACCGCCGTACGCTTGAGCGCCCGCGAATAGGCCATCATGTATTGCTTATGGTTTGCCCCTGCCGCTATCGCAATATCACGCAGGACATCGGTATCGATATCGATCGGTAAATTGCGCTGTATCCTGCCCGTTCTGGCCATATCATTTACTCCACCCGTTAATCACCGGTGCAGGTTCACCAGGCTCGCCGTTTGCCAACGTAATACGGGTCCGCCCCGCTTCGTTAGCGCCAATATGCGTCACCCAATAGACCTCTTCGCCCACTACAACGCGGTCACGCTTTGACAAGCCAACAATGTCGGCGGTATAGGTGCTGAGTGCCGGGGCGGTATCATTTATCTCTCCACCACCTGGAATACTCACCGGCGCATCCGGGCTTTCGAAAATCGCCACCACAGGCCGAACAACGCCACCGATGAACAATTTCACCGGGGACGCTTCGGCAAAATAGCGGTCCACCTTCTGATCCGCCCGGCGGAGTCTTTCAGTGAACCGGGACATCAGTAACCCAACCGTACCGATGCAGACTCCTGACCCGCCTCGCCATCACTCCAGGCGCTACCGGCAAAAGGATGAGCGACTGCCTGTGTAGCACCATCGTCAGCCTTTGCGGTCAGTGCCCCGGTGGGGTCCAGATACAGCTTTGATCCCGCTTTCCAGGTTTCATCTGCCAATTTCGGTACCACAAAAACCCCGACCATATGCAGAACGCCCCACAAACTCGCCGGGATATCATTATGCGCGATACCAACCAGCGCACCTGCTGCCACCGGTTGACCTGACTCGATCAAAGTTGCGGTGGTGTTTTTCCAGTCCAGCGTGGTGCCATCTTGCTGTAAATTCGTTGCCATAATCATTTTCTCCAGAAAGTAAAACGGGTGGCTATTGCCACCCGCTGAGTTAATAAACTGCCATGCTGACGCGCTATCAGGCTTTACCGGTAGACTTCACCATCCCGCGATAATCCAATGCTGCTACACCGGCATCAATACGCACCTTGAAGGCGGCACCATCGACGGTGAAGCCCTGCTGTTGTTCCAGATACGGTGCATCGATACCGTCAAGATAGGCGACCTCAATGGTATCTTTGCCCTGTGCGGCAGTCAGGTACCATTCCTCGGCGCTATTGTCATCCAGACGTGCATCAGCAATGACCTCCACAAAGTTTTGGATAGGGTTGCTGATCCCACTGTTGGCATCCGCCCCCGGCACGCTGACGGACTTAATCAACTGGTTGGCTTTTGACTCAAGCGCCACCGGCGTTAGCATGAAGGCCGGACGAATGTTGAGTTTGCGTGTGCCGTTGGTTTGCAACAGCATGGCCTGACGCGCCTTATCCAAACCGTCGATAGTCAGTGGCTGCTTAACAAGGTTTTTGTGATCGGCACTGAACAGGGCTTTTTTGTCGCTCATTGCCGCGTTGCTGGTCAGTACGGCCCAAACCAACTCACCCACGGTGTAACGCGCAGCGCCCCCCATCATCTGAGGGATACGGGTCAGCATGTCCATATCGTCGTTGATAATGGTTTGGCGATCGATGCTGAACAACTCGCCATAGGTCGCCAGGGCAATTTCCTCACCTTTGTCGCCAACCGTAATGTATTTGTATTCCGCACCCGGCTTAACTTCACGCAGTTTATTCAGCGCCCCCAAACCGACACGATGCGCAGTTTTAAAATCGGTCAGCGTGCCTTTGCGCGTCCAGCGGTCAAAGGTTTCATTTGCCTCTTCCCAGCCTAACAGCGCCGACTTGTGCGCAACATCCATCAGGATATTGCCAAAGTCCGAACTGGAGTGCGTGAAGGCCAATCCAACCACGCCGGTCGCAGCCATACCTGATACGCCGATACCACGATCCACCAGCGATGCACGCGCCAACTCACGCAAAGTCAGTCCCTGATACGGGTTGTCTTTCTCCGCCTGGGCATGCCCGGCCCGGTTCATTACGGAGGCGCGGACTGAATCGCCGACTAAATTACCGTTACCGGCAAAAATGTGAGCCATGCTGGTACCGGCGCTCGGCGTGGTGCCTTCGGCCAATTTTGCCAACAGGCGATCTTTCGCCACACTGGCCTCACAACTCATGTCGTTGACGCATTCAGTGCGCAGCGCGGCAAGTTGCGGGAAGCCTTCAAACACGGCATTCACGGCAGTGACGCGGGCGGTGTTGTTGGCCTGTAACGTTTGCTGCAGTTGTACTGCCAGTGCAGCAACGTCGATTTGTTGGTGTTGGGCTGCAGGCGTTGCCGGAGCGGCTGGCGCTGGAACTTGTGCGGCGGGTGTAGGCGCCTGCGCACGGGCACCAAAGAGGGTATTAGCTGCTTGTGGCATATTTGGGTAATCCTTCAGTTTGTTTTGATTGAGCGATGCGGCTGCATCAAGAGGTTCTTCCAACACATCAGCGAAGCCTTTGGCTACCGCTTCGGCACCGTCCATCCAGGTTTCAGCCTTCAACAAGGCACCAATTTCTTCACGGGATAACCCGGTTTTCTGCATGTACGCCGTCAACATCATGCTTTCATTGCGATCGAGGAAGTCAGCGTAATCCCGCATTTCATCAGAATCGCCTGCCATGCCACCCCAGGGTTTGTGGATCATCATCCAGGCATTGGACGGCATGTGAACCGTTGCATTTGGCAGGCAGGCAATCACCGAGGCCATGCTGGCGGCCAGGCCATCGATGTAGATATCAACCTTTCCCGTCAACCGCTGCATGGTGTTGTAAATGGCGAACCCATGCATGACATCCCCGCCGGGGCTGTGAATATGCAGTTCCACATTGGTCGCCTCAAAGACACCAGCATCGCGGCAATCATTGATGAATGACTGCGCTGAAATGCCCCACCGGCCGATTTCTTCGTAGAGATAAATTTCCACGCTGCCCGGCGTTGCGGCTGCTGCGCGGATTTCATACCAGCTTTCACCGTTTACGGCGTCGAGCCCGCTGAGACTTGCCTTCGGGCTCATCAACAGCGGGTTTAGTTTTTTCTTCATTCGCTTTAGCTCCTGAGTCATTGGCTGCATCAGAGTCCAGCACCAGACCGTTTTCGCGGTTAAATTCAGTCTCACGCACACGCTGGCGCTTGATTTCCTGCGGGGATTTTCCTCGGGCGCGTATCCACTCCGCCTCGGTACCGGCCCCACCCCGGACAATGGTTTTCCACGACTCGGCCTCTTTCACCGGGTCAATCCACGGCATTACCGGCCCCAGGTAGAGCGCGTTATACAGAGAGGACATATCGACATCGTCGGGAAGGCGGATTTTTGACAGGCGAAGCATGTCGATCCAGGCACGGTAAACCGGGCGGCTGTGTTGCCCCACAAACCAGTTTTGCAACACGTTATAGCCTTCAAACCCTTCCACCAGCTCTTGACGCTGGCTGGAATAACTGCCGTCGAAATCGCGGGAAATGCTGGAATACCCGCTACGGGTACCACCGGCGACGGCACGTAACTGGCCATTTCGATAATCTGGCAAGTGAACGTTTGGGCGGTTCGACTCCACCATGCCCAGGTCTTCACCGGGGCGAAGCTCGTCAAAAATCATCCCAGGTGCGATATCGAAATTTCTCGGCGTACCCGGATCTGAATACTCCCCCTCTTCACCAGAAGAGCCGTCACCACGCTTAATGTAAAAGCTCAGTGCGGCTGCGATACGCGCGGCAACGCGTTCCGATTCTTCATAGTCCTTGATGTCGGCGAGTCGGGTGATCACGCCGTGCAACAGACTGATGCCGCGTAACTGATGAAGCCTTTTGCGCATCGCCAGATGAAGCATGTTCTCTGCCGGCACCCGCTTGGTCGCCGTTGACATCCGCAAAGAACTTGCCGGGTGTGCCTTGTAAACATTGAAGGCTATGGGCCTGCCCCACGCATTTAACTCAATGCCCTGCTGAACGTTGCCACCCGAGATACTGTTGATGTTCATCGGTACAAAATCAGCCTCAAGACATTCAAGCGACAACTGAATGTTTGTTGCATGTTGCAAACCCGATACCGGACCACGAACCAACTGAGTGAATACCTCACCGTCACGCAGAGCAGAACGCAAGATCAGCCGTTCGACTTCTGCGCGAGTAAACATACCGGTGACTTCTGGCCGGACAGACCATTCAGACCAATGCTTGGCAAGTAGCTCTGCACACTCTTCATGCAAAGTTCCATCCATATGCAAAGGCTGAGGTTCAATCTGAATGCCCTGTGCACCCACAACACGCTCTTCCAGCTTGTCCAGAATGCCAATCACGATGTCGTGGTTTTCATCCAGCCAACGGGCCTGTTCGCGAAGTGAGACGCCAGCAGAAAAGACAGCCGTATTCGCAGAACGCCCTTCACGCTTGCCTTTATGTAGCCGCGAAGTATTCGCAGCCTCATAGGCTTGTAGCTGATAGCGATTTTTGGCACGAGACAAGGCCCACCCTGGCGATACCACGCCGAGTGTCTTTTCAAATATTCCCATGGGTTACCTACACGAAGTTAGCGAGTTTATAGCCGCCGCCACGACCAGAGGCGTTACGCAATCTTTTTTCCCAGTATTCCAGCTCGTCACGCATCGCAGCCGGATCATGGTTGGTGATGGTTCGGCCATTAACGCCAGTAAAAGAAACTGATTTACCGTCCAGAGCGTCGGTGTAAAACCCCCTGACGCGCACCACCATTTCACTGAGTTCCTGTTTTGTCATAGCCAGCCACCACCACCCGAACCACCGCCATTAACCCAGCCGCTTGAGTCTCGGTGTGTTGCAACCGGCTTCGGTTCCGCCTTAGTTTTCCTCTTGGTCAAAACGACCTCCCGTGATGAATTCTCGTTGAAAATATTGGGGTTCGTTTCCTGTGGTTCCGCCCAGGCTGGCGGCTCATCCCACTTGATACGCTCGTAGCGGCGCAACGTCACGACAGCATGCGCATAGCAAAACAGGTCGAAAGCTTCGTTGTTGCCTTTGCCCGGCTTTCGCCATTTGCCATCTGTACCCCGTTCTTCGTAGGTCAGTTCGTCAAAAAACCAATCACCCAACCAGTTAGGGAAATGGATGTACCCAGCCCCCACAGCTTCACGGCTCAGGGAGTTACTGAGCTGATCTTTCAATGTGTCGGTCTGCAACAGGTATACGGGAACATCACCGCGTGCTGCCGCACGCCGGTCACTGCGATCCGTATTGTCTGGGTGGGTTTTGGTAATGGTCTTCTGACGCCGGTTGCTATCCCCTTTAATGAGATACACCCGTTTATGCACACCATCGCGGCGGCACTGACGCCAGAATTTATAGGCGTTATCCGTCACGCCATCCTCCCCGCCGCTATCGACAGCCATGGCAAGGATCGGCATCCGCTTATCCTGATTGGCCTGAAGCCGGTACGTTTTGTTGAGGACGTCAGTCACCAACAGGTCCCAATCTTCGGGATAGGCACCGGGGTGAATCGGTAACGCTTCGCCGGTTTCGGGATCGAACCGCATCGATTGCTTGATGTTGTAGCGATCCACCAGCCAGCGTTCGCCGTTTTCACCGTAACCCACTATCTGAACCACAAACCGTCGATGCTTACCGCCCTGCACGTCAACAGACGCAATCAAAAATCTGACTTTCGGCGGTACCAGGCGCTTGCCATAGTCCTCAACTCGCGCCAGCAACTCATCACTGCGTCGCTGCTCTGACGCTGAACGCGGCAAATAGGGTCTTCCCCAGTCGGTATTGATTACCGCTTTGAGCGTTTCCTCGGCTCCCGTTGCTTCATAGTCCTGCTCAGCGGTGAGCAATTTATAAACGAGCTGTTGCCATGTCTGATATGCGGCGGCGGGCCCTTCCATCCAGAAAGACGCAATGCGTGAACGCCGTGGTTCCCCTGTTCGATTGTCCTCCGCGTCTATTGCCTCGCCTTCCCGCAGCCAAACTCCGGTCTGGTTCAATGCACGCTTCATATCAGAGGTTATCGAACCGCTACAGTGAGGGCAGCACATAAACACTGACTCACTGGCCTTGACGGGATCGGGAATTTCGCGATACCCCGTCATTACTTCCATGATCGGCTGAAAATGCTCACCGCAGTGCGGGCACTTCCAATACCATTTACGACGATCACCACGATTAAACAGTGAAAGGATGCCTGTGGTTGGCGGAGCCTCATGCTCAGAACGGCGACGCCATTTTGAATCGATGATATCGCGACCCGGTGAGCTCTCTACCAGAGTCATACCAGCACTCATAAACGTTGTGGTTCGTTTCGATGCCAGCGTAAAACCGTCACCCTCGCCGTCGATATCCTCCGGCATTCGGTCATAGTCGGTCAGCGCGGTACACTTATAGTCTGAGGACGACATAATGTTGACTGAGGGCCAGCCGAGTTTGAGATAGTTCCCGGCCAGAAATGTGCGGTCATGAACGTTATTATCATTGCGACGCGGGCTAAGACGCTCCGCAACATCGGGGCTAACGCGGAACGTTCGCGCCAGGCGTTTTTTGGAGTGCTCCCGTGCCTTCTCTTCAGAGATCTGCACCACCAGCATATCCGAGGGATCACACACAATGTTGTAAACAATCCAGCCATCTATCAGGCCGATCGTTTTCCCGGTACGCGCTGGGCCGACGAATACCACTGCATCGTATTCACGCGATGCCAGGCAGTTCATAGGTTCGATAACGTAGGGTGCTACGGTCGGGTCCCACTTGACCGAGTTACCCGCGCCCATCGGCACACGCATAAATTTTTCAACAGCTTCGGCAACCGGCATTCGGCGCGGAGCCTGAATAATACCTGCCATATTTCGCCGGGTTTCTGCGGCTGATGCCTGTGCGACCATTAATCCTCCTCGGGCATTTCCTCCTCGATCTCTGTATCCGCCTGCATAACCCTCAGCGCGATTTGATCACGCAGGTCATCGATAATGGATTGCACCCGAGAAACGGCTGATGGCGACAAAGCGCAATCGCGCTCCAGAATATCCGGTAATGTTTCCAGCACTTGAACCATGGCTTTTGCCATGGATGAAAACTCGCGGGTGACTTCTTCCGCAGGAATTAACTCGCTGGTCTCTTGCTCAAACTTGAGCCGCTCACGTTCAGACTGAAACCAGGCTTTTCGATCGGGCGGAAGCATTTGATCCACATCCGCTACAGGCGCTGACTTAACCAGCTCGGCCAACACATCAGCCAGCGAGTAAAGCTTCAATTTGGCATTGCTGCCGGGGGCCAGTTCGACGTTTTTCAACCTGGCCGCGATGGTTTGTCGATGCGCACCCGTGATTGCCGCGAGCTGATTCAGGTTCAGCCTGACGTTCTCCAATTCTTTATCCATGATGGTGAACACTTTTCATACGATTCGACATCCTGAAAAATTAATTTCAAGCGAAAACAATCACGTGAACAGATGATGATGATGTCAATAAAATGCGAAAAACTAGCCGATCCCCGCGTGTAGCCGCCCCCTCGGTGAACAGAATCGCCAAAAGGACCCGCGAAAATGAGATTCATTCTCACTTAATCGATGATTGGTTTCGAAGGGGGAGCGATATTGATTGACATCATAAAAAAGCCCACCAGATGGAGGGCTTCAGGGGAAACTATTTTTCGGTGGACATTGCCTTGGCTTCGTCTTCCAGCTTTTTCTTTCTGGCCTCGGTCTTCGGCTTCAACTTTTCAGCTTCTGCAATGATTTCATCAGCCGTTTTATTATTTAATATCGCCAGAAGCATTCGGTTGGAGGCTGCTCTATCACCCCCTTTACGAAGACTAAACGTTTCCAGATTAGAGTATTCACCTATAGCGTTAAGGGCAGTATCAAGTTCTTTCCGCTTTTCAGGCGTGAGGGGTTCATTGACTTTTTCAAGAGAATATTTTGTAGACTCAATTGAAGTCCCATCAATCTTTGGTGCCTGGTCACAGCCAGCGAGAACCAGTGCAAACACCATCGGCAACAAATAACGTTTCATTACGCCTCCTGCTTATTAGATATTGCGTAATGTTACCGTCATTATCTGAGGATAAATAGTCCTGTACATTATCGATGGCACTCAGTGAATGCCACCTGTAATGCTTCACGGCTGCTTAGGTGGAGGATTTACAGGGCATCGCCTGCATTCACTGCCGGACACACCGCAGCAACAGCGCGGCTGGTATCCCATGCCGAATGGCCTGGGTGGGGGTGGCGGCGGTGCAGGTCGCACAACCTTATCCCCTGGCTTATATGGTGGTGGTGTCGGGGCTTTCATTCCCATGATTATCTTCCTACCGATGAGCGCCATTGGTTTAGTGTAGCCACCTGGCCGGCGCAGATTGATAAAGCAGTTTTCAATGCCAACGAATAGCTGCCAGCATCTCCCCATGTTTCACCCTGCAGCGTCGGCTGCTCGCATCGCTTGAATACTGACTCAGGGGGTAACAGAATTATTGGCGCTGGCGGCGTTGGTATCCGTTCCGCGCAGGAGCTCAAGAACAGCATCAGGCATGCGCTCAGCAGCACATTTGTTGTTTTTGATCGCATCCTGATATTTCCTCTGGTAAATTTCGCCCCGCTGGCGCAGTTGCTGCTCTCTCTGTTGCTGTTCGGCCATCAGCTTGCGGTTACGGGCGTCCTGTGCCTGCATGGTGGCGATCAGTTCGGCCTGCTGCGCCAGCGTTTTTTTCTGCTCTGCTACCTGCTGCCGCGCCAGCTCCAGTCGATGCGATAAAAGTGAGCTGTAACCACCCAGGCAGATTGACGCCACCAGCAGGAGAAGCATTCCCCCGCCGGCCAGTTTTGAGAGCCCGCCGCTCATTTGTCTAATCCCCAGCATGCCAGCTCGGCTTCCTGGTCTCGCCGCACTATCTGCCCGTAGCAGTTGTTGGCGCGGATACGGCAATCACGGCCACCGTCGTATATCCAGCGGCGAATTTCGCGACAAGCGCCGATGCGGTCACCGGCATTCAGTTTTTTGTAGAACGTCGAGGTGAAGCATTTTGCCGGACCGATGTTCCACGGGCAGAATGAAGCGATCCCGACCTTCTGCGGCTCGGTAAGCGTCACCTTAACGTTGCGGTCTACCCAGTCGAGCGCTTTCTTCTGTTCGGTTGCGTCAATCTGTTTGCACTGCTCGGCGGTCAGGCGCTGACCCTTAACGACCTTCTGGCCGCTGACCATTGTCACCCCACCGCAAATGGTCCAGATACCACCACCATCCTGATACGCTATATTCCGCTGCCCTTCTTTCTCTTCCTGAAACTGCGCCATCATCACTGGAGCAGAGGCACCTGCAGCTATCAACGCCAGCATCGCGGCGCTAAGTTTAGATTTGCTTATCGCCATATCAGCCCTCAGCCCTGCGCATTGCTTCCGCGACCACTTCCACCGCTGCCGGACGCTCCCCTTCTGGCTTAACTGATACGCCGTGCAGGTAGTCCTGCATAATTTGAGTGCGGCGACGCTCCTCTGCTAAACGTTCACGCTCTTCTTTCCGCTTGGCGTAGTACGTCTTGATCGTGAAGAAGGCCGATATCACCGCGCCTATGATAAATATGTAATCCTGCAGCGACAGCAACGAAAAGAAGCCGAGCAGTGCCGACCACCAGTACGGCAGGTTTGGGTTGTCTGGGTGCATTTTCATGACTCCACCTCCCGGTTATCGGGCTGTGCTGTGGGAAATAAAGGATCAGCCACCAGCCGTAAACGAGTCGGCGATACGGGGTGTGCCAGGTGTGTGTCGGATGTTGGCTGGGGCTGAAATGAAAAAGCCCCAGCGATTAGGCCAGGGCTATAAATTAGTGCCGGTCTTTCCCGACTGTCACTTCACACCGAGGGGCGCATTTAGAAACTCCCCACCAAAGGGATCGATAGTGCGTATCAAAACTAAATGCGCCCTTCTGCTGCGTCCATAAAAAACCCCGCAGAAGCGAGGTTTTGCGCCATTTGCAATACTGGCAAAATATCAAATCAGGCTTAAATATGGCTTATTTTGTTCGGTTTTGCAAGCATCATGATGCTAAATGTTTTGAACGTGATTCGATCCTTTTCTCCGCCGTCCATCGCAAGGATCCTGCATCCAACGTTTCCACAAGGGATAGCAGTGCGTTCCAGTGCCCACTGTAGGTTTCCGACCATGTTGATTTACTCACCCCAGATAGCTCTGCCAACTGCGTGTGGGTATATTCCTTCGGCAATCCTCTTATTTCACTGGCGACTACCTGCACCGCTAGCATCGTCAGGCTTTGCAACCTGAGTTTGACCTTTTTGCTGATACGCGCTGAGCACTGCTCTGAAAATCGCTCCCAGATGTATGGCACCACCAACAACTGTTTATCGTGGTAACTATAATCACCATAGCAATATCGAATCCACGCTTCCTGATGTATTTCCAGAACGGAAATCGCCCGGCGCCATGAGCTGGTGCAATATGTCAGTTCCTCAATCAGCGGGAATGGTTTCTTCCTGGTTCGCGTCTCTGGGCAGTGCATCGGTTCTGTCGCCGGACACACCTTCCGATTGTCGACCACCACTGTGCGCAGTCTTTGGCGCTTAAAGCGCGTTGTGCGCACCAGCGCGGTTCCCTCAAATGCCGCCAACTGCCCTTTACTCTGCCCATGGATATCAGCCAGGGCGAGCGATACAGCACCGCGGACATAATCCAGATAATTTTGATTCATCGCTTTGCCCCGCGTTTGTTTGCCGTGCTGATCGCCCCAATACCAAATGCCTTGTTCAGCGTACGCACCAGGTGGAACAACTGGCTGCCGTACTTGGCTTCCCATGCGGCCACATCATCATGCAGCTTGTCATGGCATTCACGGGTCAGGGGGATGGTGAAGATATCGTGTGGTTTGGTACCGGTGCCGCCGAGCCCGTGATCGATAATGTGGTGTGGGTCGTCTGCCGGGCGTTTGCAGCCACAGCAACATGGCTGCGACTTCACCCATTGGGTGTATTTCTCACACTCCCAGCGGGTCAGTTTAGGCAGCAGAAAAAGGCCTGCAGGGGGCTCAGGGTCAATATCAACGGTCAGCGCCGGCTTAACCTTCTCGACGCATTCGTTAATGATCGCCTGTGGGGCTTTCTCCCACACGATATCGGCCTCTCTGCGCGTTCCTGTTGGGATAGTGGCTGGTGGAAGGCGTAGAGAAAAACGGGCGACCGCATCAGGCAACAGATCCGACACTTCTTTCAGCACCGCCCACCAACACAACTCCGGCAGACTTAGCTGGTGGTCTTCACCAAACATGAAATGAGACCGGGCACGGTAAACTACCCAGTCCGCTACGTTCTGCGCGGCGATGGCATCCAGCTCCGGCAACGTTTGTTCCCGTAGGCGATGCTCATGGTGCCAGCACAGGCGGATCGGGCGACCGTCATAGTTCAGGATGTCCATATTATGGTGGTGGTAATCTTCGCCGGCGGTCCACTGGCATTCTGTGCCTCGCTTCAACCATGCACTCAATGCATCAACTCCACCAGCAGCGTCGATAACCCGATCATGTTGGAAGAAAGAGGACAACCGCGGATCCGTCGCCAGGCTCTGTTCTACTGCTGGCAGCAGGCCGGAAGGCAGCGGTTTTAACTCGTCCGGCTCACTGGCGATCAGCAGCCGCGCACGGCCACTGAAATAATGCAGCAAGTCACTGCCTGGGCGCAGTAACACCACGCCCAGTTCACGCTGCAGGTAAGGGGTTAGTAGCAGCCTCACTCTGCGCCTCTTCGGATTTCGAAGCGCCCTATCGCTGGGTGCTGCCAGAATTTGCCTTTCTTCGGTGGGGTTGATTCGTCCAGCAAGGTGCGCATGGCGGTTTCGAATTCACATTCTTCGATAACCGTAACATTCGACAAAATGCCGTTGGGCGCCATGAAGGGGACTTTTTTGTTGGGGACGGAAAAGGCGGCGGCCAGGTCTTTCACCTTCTGGCTTGAGATGCCGGACTTTGCCGAAAGGTTGCGGATGGTTTCCCAGCCAGCAGGGATTGAGCCAGAAGATATTTCCTCGATCTTCTGCTCTACGCCATTCACCTGTTGTTGCAGGGCCATCATCTTACGTTCGTTGAGTGCGGCCTCTGTTGCCATGCGGGCAAGGATTTCAAGCTGAGTAAGTGGTTGGGCCTGTCGTGAGCGCTCCAGTTCTTGCCAGCGATCTACCAGGCGGGCGGTAAACTCAGGGGAAAGCTGTGCAACAACGATAATACTGTCACGCTTACCCTTCTCACCTTCAAAAACGTAGTAGCTTACAGGCCGACCTGCTGTAGGCTTTTCCTCAGTTTGAGGGAAAGCAATGACGCCCTTGCTGACCAGGCTCTCAATGGTCCGCTTTACGTTATCGTGACGAGACTCTACCAACTCGGCGATCTCCAAGCTGGTCATGGCTAATTCGAGGGTGTTAACGGTAGGTTGGTATGCGCAAGCGCCACCAATCAGAGCAAACTGATTCATGTTCTTTTCTCCACACATGTTTTTGTACGGTCCCGCCCCGCTATCTGCAAATAGACGGGACCAACCAGCGTATCTCTTACCCCTGCAAGGGTGGATGCGCACGGATCACTATATTGCTTATTTTTCATGATGTCACCCCCACTTATGCCGCAACTTCGCGGAGAACATCGGTGCCGATGCCGATCAATTCCTCGCGGGATACCGTGGTGAACTGGCACCGCGGCTTGATGAATGGCCGCCAGATAAACAGCATGCTGCCCTTGCTGTTACCGTTCTTGCCGGGTTTGCCTGTGGCTGAATTGATAAATGCCAGACGGCCATCAGTAATCAATCGGACTTCATCTACCGTCTGCAGCGCCAGCGAGAACCAACCCGTTGAAGTATCAGCCGGCAGCAGCATCACGATCGGTTGATTCTGTGCACGACATTGCTCTGCAGCCTTCTCCACCCAGGGTGTTATTGCGCTGTATGGCGGGTTGCACCAGATGGCGCCGTAGCTCTCCCAATCTACCGCCAGCGCGTTATCCTGCTCTGTCAGGTAACGGGCACACAGCGCGTTGCTGTGGTCTGCTGCAGCGTCCAGGTAGAAACCAAACTCAACATCAAGCGCACTAAATATCTCGATCGGAGTCTGCCAACGGTCTTTGTGCTCTGCCGGCGTGTTGCTTGAATATACGCTCACAGGATCCCCCTTTGCTGTTCAGCGGTAGCCAGCAGCTTGATGAAGCGATAACGCGCCTCGATGTTGAATTGGGTCAGTACGCGCACCCAGTTGCGTTCCCGGGCGATACGGCGCAGATCCTGATCATCAGCCCAATACTCGCGCAAGTAGCGAAGCGACCACCAGCGGCGAACCTGTCGCAGCACGGCCACCAGCGGAAACACGGTGATGCCTAAAATCTGATGTGTTGCTGGTTTCATGCTGCTTTACCTCCATTCAGGCGTTGAGCACAGTCAGCCCAGATACGGTTCCACGTGGACAGGCAATAATCAGCATTGCGGATTGCCCGGACACCGGCTTTGCTCGCTTCTCCACGAACCAACAGCTCGAGTGCACTCGGGTGTTTAAGTTGTAGTTTTCTGCCAAGGAAACGTAGGAATGCCGCATCACGTTCGGTGTGATCGACGGGTTCCGCCGATTCGCCAGGTTTCAGCCACTTGCCGTTAACGCACGGAGGGCGGCCCGATTTATCCCACTTGCTGGCACTCAGCAGGTAACCCTCAAACTTGCTTGGCTGGTAAAGCGTTGCCGGGCGCAGGTATTCCGCCATGTCTGCCGTGCTGCCCCAGTGAACCTGTTTGTAATCGGCCACCAGGCAAAGTTCTGCCACGCTATGCTGTTCACGCAGCCGGGCTCGGATATTCTCCAGCGTGCCCTTGGCTGGCTGGTAACGTGACCCAGTGACCTGATTCAGGTGCTTGAGAACTTGTTTAGCCTGATCAGTAATTTCAATTTCAGGGTCGGTCTGCGCAGCAGGCTGACAAAGGGTTTTACCATCTGATGGATCTTGTTTTGAATTTACTGACGGATCCCCCCCAGATTCTGACGGGTCAAAAGGCCCTGTTTTGCCAGATTCTGACCCGTCGAATTTTGAGGTGTCAGTTTTTGATGCATCAGATTTTGAGGTGTCAGATTCTGGAGGTTGATAATTTGCAGCAGCACGAAGCTGTGCCACATTCAGTTGGTACATGTTGGAAGCATTGCGGTTGCCTTTCCTGCGCTGCTGGCGGGTGATCCAGCCATCCTTTTCCAGCTTGGCCAGTGCCGTGCGTACTGTGCTTTCACCGGCGCCGATCTGGCGGGCAATAGTCCCTACAGACGGCCAACACAGCCCTTCATCAGATGAAAAGTCAGCCAGACGCGCCATGATGGCAACCATGGACAACTTCATACCTGCCGCCGCGCAGCCATCCCACACGTATGCGGTTAGTTTTGTACTCATAATTCAAACCTGATAAATCGTGACCGGAAAATAATGATCGCCGTGGTGATAGCCCATTCTTGCCCTACCGGGCTGTAGGTGACGGTCTCGCGCTCCGGATCAGTGCTGTGCACCAGCACCACTGCGTGATTGCGATCGCGGTAATGGTAGCCAGCCTGAATAGGTAAGTTCGCCATATCAGCCCACCATCAGCTCAGAGGCGTAGCGCTCAGCGATCCATTGGATGCCGCGCGGCGTCACGCGTGTTTGCGTATAGGCATGGCCTGAATGGTCGGAGGTGCCCGTTTTTACGGTAAGCAGCCCCTCTCGCTGACGTTGCGAATGCGGAAGGAGGTTATTGGACTGTCGGAACAGCACCCGATCGCGGATCAGCGCTTCAATCATCGCCTTCTCTGGCATGTTCAGGATTTTGGCTGTCTCACGCAGGCTTTTAGCGCCGCTGGCGTCGACGTAGTGATCGACAAAGGCCACTTTCGGCGCGTCAGCCCGCACCTTCTGCTCCAGGGCGGCTTTCTGTTCGGCCATATCAGCGGCCAGACGCAATGCTTCAGGCAGTGACTGAGGTACCGACGGGGTGCGCCCTTCTTCCAGCTCCTGCCAACGGTCAACCACTGCGGCGGTGAACTGAGGGGAAAGCCGGGCAACTAGCACCAAAGAATCACGCTTATTGAAACGGTACTCGGTGTAGGTGTTGCCATTGTGGACAAATTCGAACTCAGCCAACGGCTGGGTTAAAAGATGAGCTACATGGAGACGTTCAGCCGAACGCTTCACATCGGAATGGTTACTCTGAACCAAAGCGGCTATCTCGCGGCTGCTCATTGTTGGCATGACGGAGTTGGTTAAAGTGTTCATATCCCCTCCTGACCACGGGCCAGCCAGTGACCGCTATCTACCACCCAGCGCGCAAACTGGTAGTTGCTGGCAATCCACTGACCCATTACATTTACTTCATACCGGAACGGCGACGCAGATTTACCGCCAGTCATTGCACGGCAGCGGATTTGCGGCACTATTGAATTTCTGGTTAAATTGCTCATGCGATTATTTCTCCACACACTGATTTATTCGCACCCCGACGCCCAGCGGCTGCAACCTCTGGGCGTCAACCTTTCTGGCATTTGGCTTTTTTGCCAAACAGCGCCAGCACAGCCCTAACCTCTGCATCACGCGCCTGCAGGTGCTTGCGGTGATAACGCATAATGTCGGCAGCTTCTTTCTCATCAATGACTCCGTCTGCAAGCGACTCCTGAATGATCTGATCCACATGGCCACGGTGCGCCGCGGTGCGGATGCTCTTGCTGAACAACTCCACCTGGTCAAGTTCTTCCAATGCCGGGATTTCAACCACCAGCAAACCGCGGCGCCGGGCGAAATATTCGGTCAACAGGTTGGTGCCGGAAATATCTTCCATGGCTTCCAGCTCACCGATCTCAAAGAAGCGGCAGCCGTTCTTCTCGTACAGGTTGTTGTTGAAGGCCGTCTCAGACATGCCCAGGGCGCCGGCCATCGCCGAACGGCCACCAGCCACCGCCTTACACATGCCTTTCACTACATCTTTCAAATTTGGCTCTACCATGTTGTTTTTCCTTTGGTAGTTAACTTGCTTTACGGGTGGTGATAGGATTTCCGTAAATATCTGGTCGGAGTTGAATTTTTGTAACGCCACCGCCGGTTTCCTCTTCGATTTTCTTAGCAAGGGAAAAACCAGCTTTTTTGTAACCGTTAAAAATCAACCGCAGATAACCGGAACTGCTACCAACACGCTTCGCGAGAGCGTTTTGCTCTGCCTTATTAAGGGTGTCCCAATATTCTTTCATTTTTGTACCTCCGAGATACATTATGCATTATTTATATGAACCCGCAAGGCCCTTGTACCAAGCCGGTACACATCTTTAAATGATGGGTATGAAAACTAATGAAGAAATCCGGCGTGAGAACGCCAGAAAGCTGCGTGATAGCACTGGAGGGAACAACTCTTTTGCAGTGCTGCTTGATCGTGAGCCAACTCAGATCAGCCGAGTCATCGGTAAAAACCCGACGAAAAAAATCGGTGATGACCTCGCACGCCATATTGAAAAATGCTTTTCATTACCTGAAGGCTGGCTGGATAAGGAACACCAGACTACCAATGTAACCTCTACCTCCTCAGCACCTGACGTTTCTGATACAGATCTAGAAATTCATATGGTCCCTGTTATTTCCTGGGTGCAGGCCGGAGCTTGGACAGAGATTGGTTATTGTGAGGCCGATTTGAGTTTGACCGAAAGATACCCATGCCCCGTACCCTGTGGGCCTATGACTTACATACTTAGGGTAATCGGTGACTCTATGAGTGATGAATACAGGCCCGGTGATATGATTTTTGTTGATCCGGAGGTTCCCGCAGTGCACGGGGATGACGTGATCGCCCTTCTTCTTGAATCAGGTGAAACAACGTTCAAACGGCTGGTTGAAGATGCAGGCCAGAAGTACTTGAAAGCCCTAAATAAGAATTGGCCAGAGCAGTACATCAAAATTGACGGGAACTGCTCTATTATCGGGACAGTTATTTTTTCTGGAAAACCAAGGCGATATAGAACATAACGATTATAAATCGCACATAACCTGCTTCGGCAGGTTTTTTTACGCTTGACAATGTACCCTTGAGATACATAATGTACCTATCGGGAACGAACAGACGCACAACGGCATGCTCACTCGCCCTTTCCCTCAGTTCTGGGAGCGGTGGAGGATCCTAACTCATGAGTGAGCATACCGTTGTGGATCTGGCTGGTGGACTTCGGGGCGTTGTCCGCCGGCCACCACAACCTGTAGCAGTGCCATTCGGAATTATGCGGCGGCATCCGGATGGTGATACCGCCAAGTGGGTAAGTTCAGCGGTTCGCTTGCAATCCCCACCACGCTGGCTGGAAGGTCAGCACTCCTTGCCGGGGAGTTCAACCGGCATGACAGCCGGAAGAGACGGCACATTCTTGATAAGCATCCGGTGCGGGTTTTTATCAAGGCTGGATGGCTTACCACTTTCAAGACGGCCTATAAATGTCTACCAAGTGGCGTGTTCGCGACGTAGGCGCGGTGACGGCTGGGAAAGACCAGCAACGAATTCGATTCAAAACGGGCCGCCCGGCGTCAGCCGGTGTGTTTTGGAGAAGGCGAACGGCAAGTAACCCTCCCTGTCACGGCAGTGAAACCGGTTAAGCTCACTCCCGGTTAAAGAATGCCCCGTGAGGCTTAAAAGAAGGCCGTCCGCTCCACGTTACGGAGCACACAACGTAAAGGGCACTGACGAGCAAGGCATAACGGCGGGTTCAATTCACGCCACCTAGACCAGAACGTTAGGCGATGGGCAACGAAAAGGTCCGTTCGATTCGGACACCGGTAGTGCTCTTTACGTTGTGATGTGTGCAAGCGCACTGCACCGCAGGCGGGAGGAAGACCGGAAATCGGCTGTGCGGCCACCATACCGCCAATACAGCGAACTGAGCGGCCGGAAATAAGCAGGGGTAGCGCCCTGGTGTCACAACCAAGTAAGTGCTGTGTGTAGTCTTTGGCGGCCTCGCCGAGCTTCTACCCCTCGGAGGTGAAGATAATGTTCGTAGGCTGGCCGCCCTTTTTTACACATCAGGTAGCGCACTGGGCAGATCAATTTTTCTATTTGCACAGTATAAAAAACCTGTACCGGTGCGCTACCTGGTGTGTGGAGAAAACCGCGGCGATCGCCGCTTAGTGTGAGGAGTATTCAATGAGTGATGACCGCAAGACCAACGTGCCGGATTTTCTGGGCGAACTGGATGCCGGTGTGTTTATGAATAAAATCTCAGCAGCTTTAAACGCTACGGCGCTGGGTGTTCTTAATAATGGCGGCAAGGGAAAACTCGTTATTACCCTTGACCTTGACCGCTTAAGCAATTCTGTCGAAGAGAAACGTGTCGGTATTAAGCACCAGCTTAAATTTGTTACCCCTACCCCGCGCGGGAAAGTTTCAGAAGAAGATACCACCGAAACACCAATGTACGTTGGCAAAGGTGGCAAGCTGACAATTCTGCAAGAAGACCAAGGTCAGCTATTTACTGTTGACGGAAAGACTGACGGTAAATTACGCGTCGCTCAGTAATAACGCCACACTTTCATTAACACAGTCATTTTATTAATAGATAGGATTATATTTATGTCTCAATTAGACGGTTCTGCCATCGAGCAAATTAAAAACCTCACTCTTGCAGCATCATTACTCAAGAATTTGGAACTGACCGATTGTCCTGTAGCTGTATTACCGAATGATGTCGATCTCCACAACCTGGAGGGGTTCAACGCAAACCGCTTCCGCTTCCGTGGAAACATGACCACTACCAGTATTGAAGACTTCGTTAAATACTCTTCAGACTACGCTGGCGCAGGCGTCCGCTGTTTCATCGACGCGGATCGCATGCAGGCTGAAACCATCTTCAACCTGGGCACACTGGATAACCCAGGCCACGCCGATAACAAAGCTGCAATTATTCTGAAGAAAACAGCGCCATTTACTGGCCTGCTGGAAATCAACGGCCGTAAACAGGGTCAGAAAGAACTGGCTGAATGGCTGGAAGATAACCGTGATTTCCTGCTGGCCTTTGATGCTGACGGCACTGTGCTGGATATCAAGCAGGCTGTTGGCGCCGTTCGCCGCATCACCATTGAGTCAATCTCAACCTCCGATCATGAAGAGAACGATTTCAGTGGCAAACGCTCGCTGATGGAAAGCGTTGAAGCCAAGAGCAAAGACGTTATGCCGGCGGCCTTCGAATTCAAATGTGTACCTTATGAAGGTCTGGGCGAACGCCCCTTCAAATTGCGCTACAGCATTATCACCAGTGACAAGCCGATTTTAGTGCTGCGAATTGTTCAGTTGGAAACAGCGGAGGAAGAAATTGCCGCCGAATTCCGCGACCTGCTGATCAGCAAGTTCGATGGCGTTGAAGTCGAATCCTTCATCGGTAAATTTAAAGCTTAATTAAACCTCAGTAATACAGCCTCAAATACCCCAGTAATGGGGTATTTGGTGAAGTGTTGCCAAAAACTGTGTGGAGAGAAACTATGTCTTGGATTTTAACATTTACTGGCAAGCGTTTTGACTACGCCGCGCCATCTGTAGACGATATTTGCATTGAAGATATCGCTCAAGCGTTATCGCATGAATGCCGTTTTAACGGGCATATTCCTGAATTTTATAGCGTGGCTCAGCACTGTGTTATTGCAAGCCAGATAGTGGCACCTGAGTACGCACTTGAAGCATTATTGCATGATGCTCATGAGGCTTATTGCAAAGATATTCCATCGCCGCTTAAGCAATTAATTCCTGACTATCGTGGCATTGAAAACAATATTGATTTCGTTATTCGTTATAAATTTAATCTCCCGGCTACGAATAGCCCAGCAGTCAAACATGCGGATCTGGTGATGCTGGCCACCGAACGCCGTGACCTCGATATTGACGACGGTACACCGTGGCCAATGCTCGAAGGGATCGCCCCTTCTGAAGACTTTCTTGTCTCTCCGGTAAACCCGGTGCAGGCACGGACCATGTTCCTGCAGCGATTCCACCAGCTGACCGCTGAGAGGGCTGCGTGATGTTCGGCCTGTTCCTGCTCATCTGCTACACGTACCAGCCTTGCGAGTTCGTGCCGCAAGGCTGGGTGTATCCAGATCAAAGCAACTGCCTGGCAGATATCCACCAGCAGCAGTTACCACCGCAGTATGAATGCCTGCCGGTTGACGGAGTTATCCCAGCACGGCGCCAGGAGGACAAATGAGCAAAGCAACCTATCTGGACGAATTGAATGATGCCCACCGCATTGAACGTGAATCACGTCATCGTAAGGCTCGTTCACCGTATAAAAACAAGAACAACGACCGCTGGCTTGAAGTATGTAACGCGCATAACCGCAGGGTTATCCGTAAAGCTAAGCGCTCCGTTGGCAGGTCCAATAAAAACGGTGTGCGTCGTACTGCCATGGGCATGCGGGCGTTTCTCAATGAGCTGAATATGCTTTCACAAATTTGCCGCAAAAACCGCGAGTGGCTGGCTAGGTCCCGGGAGGCAAAATGAAAGAGCTCAACTTTGACCCAACTGATCCGGACAAAATGAAACTCCCTTCTGGCAAGACGTGCGGAGACTGTGCGCACATTCGCCGCTGCAAGGCAATTTTCGGCCACGTTGAAACTGACGCGTATTGTGACTGGTCGCCTTCACGCGCGGTGTTCCTAGGTAAGGTGGAGGCGCGTGATGCCGGCAAATAAACGGAATCTATATCCCAACATAATGCGAGTAGTTTGGAGCGATTGGGCCGAAGGGAAGGTTCGGCAGCGGCGCTGGCACCCGATGCGGGTGGCAATGCTGTTTCGCCTCGGCCCAGTCATTCCGACGCCAATCATCGCGAAAATGTTCGGCGTTTCACCTAGGGTCGTTCGGCAGAAAGCTGAAAGCCTTGGAATCCAGCTGTACAGATGCTTTCGAGACTACGCCGATTGGGAAATAAAATTCATGAAAGATAATCGGCAGCGGCTGACGCAGGAAGAAATCGCACGGCATTTGGGTAGGACACGAGAAGCTGTATGCACAGCAATGCGCAAGCGTGGAATTAACCCCGGAAAGCCGCGTGGTGAACACCATCCCCATGCGAAATACAGCGACTACGATGTTGATCTGTGCCGAAAGTTGGCTGATGAAGGCCTGATCGCTACTGAAATCGCCGAAAAGATGGATGTGGTGGATTCCAGTACCGTCTGGCGTTGGATCAACTTCACCTGCCGTACAAACTTAGAACTCGAAGACTATGGGAGATTGAATGCATGATTCTGCCGCTTGAAAGACTACGAGAAATAGCAGAGCGCCGATCGCCTAGCTTGCGATGGGGTGAGGCTGAGAAAATTGCCGCCGAACTCCTGGCTAACCGAGAGGCGCAGCCGGAAGCGTCAGTCATTCCCGACATCGGTTCTAACGTGGTCAATGATGCCGCGTGGAAATTGCACGACACCCTGACTGAGCATGGGCCACTCAATGGGCGTCAATTCAATAATCTGAAAGGCTGTCTCTATGAGGCTTTGAAAATTGTAATGAACGCCCCGCCAGCGCCAGCAGTGCCAGATGAACGGCATGCCTTCGAGTCTTTTGTTGCTCAACGATTTGGCGAGACTGTCGACCGCCGTAGAGCAAAGAACGGCGACAATGAATATTTGGCATGGGATATGGCGATGGCATGGATTGTCTGGCAACGCCGCGCCCCAATGCTGACTCAACCTGTAAGCCAGGGTTACAAGTTGGTGCCGGTTGAGCCAACACCAAAGCAGTGGGCGGCAGGCCTAAAGGCCATGGATACCGGTATGGATAAGGTCACGCTCGTCTATAAAGCAATGCTGGCAACAGCACCAACTCAAGGTGAAAAACAATGAACAACCTGATGATTGACCTGGAAACCATGGGCAACAAGCCCAACGCGCCAATCGTAGCGGTCGGTGCTGTGTTCTTCGACCCCGCCACCGGCGAACTGGGACCGCAGTTCTATACAGCTGTGAATCTGGCAAGCGAGCTGGCCGCCGGCGCCGTTCCTGATGGCGATACCATTAACTGGTGGCTGAAGCAAAGCAGTGAAGCCCGAGCGGCGATCACCGACGACGAAGCCAAACCAATAGCTGATTCCCTCGATGCCCTTACTCGTTTTGTTGCTCTCGGTTGCAATCAGCCGAAGTACCTGAAGGTCTGGGGCAACGGCGCCGCCTTCGACAATGTCATTCTTCGCGGGGCTTATGAGCGCTGCGGTGTGCCGCCCTGCTGGAACTGGTTCAACGATCTGGACGTGCGCACCATGGTGAACCTCGGCCGGCGGATTGGGTTTGACCCAAAACGTGATCTGCCCTTCGACGGCGAACGCCATAATGCGCTGGCTGATGCAATTCACCAGGCGCGGTATGTTTCGGCAATCCACCAGCGATTACTGGCCCCCCACCAGCACCCGACCGAACTGTAATTTTACTGGCCCGTTGCAGCGGGCCCTAAACGTGGAGAAATAATATGGCTGCCGTTGATCTGACTGTTTTACAAGGTATTCAGATACCAGCTTTAGAAAGCATGGGCGTAATGATCATCCAACCGAATGAATGGTTGACCAAAGAATGGTTAATTCTGGTCACCGGCATTTCTGAAGGGAAGATCCGTGCTTACCGTCGCAAGGGCGCCTGGCGCCAGGGGAAGGAGTGGATATTGGTTGCCACTGATGGCGATAACAAGCCTAACAGCGACACCATGTATCACCTGCCCACGATAAACGCCTGGTTCGCCACCCAGCGCGGCCGCCAGCCGACGGACTGAATAAGGCTATGTTATGGAGAAGAAGAGAGCATATCCCACCGGGGTCGAGAGCCACGGTGGCTACCTTCGCGTCTGGTTTATTTTTAACGGCAAACGTCATCGGGAATCTCTGGGGCTCCCGGATACACCCAGAAACAGGAAATCGGCCGGCGAAATGCGCCAGGCGATATGTTTTGCGATCCGCTCAGGCACTTTTGACTATGCGAAACAGTTTCCTCAATCTGCTGCTGTTACAGAAAACAAAGGGGCACCCAAGGATCTGACGGTGGCGGACCTGTTGTCGCGCTACCTGTCATTGAAGACCCCGGAACTGTCACTAAATACGCTCCGTCGATACGAAGTGAAGCTGGAAACCTGCAGCCAGATCCTCGGCAAAGGCCGGCTGGCCAGAACGCTGACGCAGGAAGACTTACTGCGACTGCGTAACGAGCTGCTCACCGGCCTGCAGCGACCGCGGCGTAACCGGAAAACCGTCACCAAAGGCAGAAGCGTGGCCACGGTTAACGACTATATGACCTGCACCAAGGGAGCCATCAAGTTTGGCTATGACAATGGTTACATTGATGTCGACCCGGGGATTTCTGTCAGCAAGCTAAAGCGGGCTAAGGTCCGGCCGGATCCACTGACGCAGGATGAATTCTCGCGCTTTATCAATGCTTGCCTGAATGAGCAAACTATCAACCTGTGGACTGTGGCCGTTTATACCGGGTTACGTCATGGGGAGATCGCCGCGCTGGCATGGGAAGATATCGATCTGGATGCAGGCACACTCACGGTGCGCCGCAACTGGACCTCAGTGAAGCAGTACACGCTGCCAAAAACGCAGGCCGGCACCGACCGCGTTATTTTTTTGATGCAACCGGCGGTCGACGCCCTGAAAAGGCAACAAGCCATCACCCGGCTAATGCCGCAAATTTTGGTTAACGTGGTACTGAGGGAAGTGGGGAAATCGAGGAAGGATCCGTGCACGTTCGTTTTCAAGCCTGGTGTGAATGGTCACGGCGCCGTGGGCGATCGCTATACGGTCACCTCAATCAGTGATAGCTGGGATAAAACGTTAAAACGGGCTAAACTTCGGCATCGAAATGCGTACCAGTCGCGCCATACTTATGCGTGCTGGTCACTGTCCGCCGGGGCCAACCCTGCGTTTATTGCGACGCAGATGGGGCATACCTCGGCGCAGATGCTGTTCAACGTGTACGGCGACTGGATCCCGGACCACAATAGTGACCAGTTAACACTGTTGAATTCAAAGCTCAGTAAAAATGCCCCATACATGCCCCATAGCAAGAGTGGGACATCATAA